AGGTATAAAATAATCTTGGTCAACCGCCATTTGATTGAACCTCATATCTACATTACCTGTTTTATTGTCAACGACTTGTTCCCTCTTGAATTTGTTTGCAACACGTTGTACATATGCTTCAACATCATCATCATTCATGTTACCAACAAAAACTTTGAATATTCTTCTTTCAGGAGCTCTTGAAGTTCGATATATCAACATAGCGTCTTCACAAAGAAGTAATTGTTTCCAAATACGTCTTGCCTTTTCTAACATAGATGTTCCATAAGGAAGTTTTCGGTCATCACCCAATAGTCTGAAGTGAGCCATCTCCCAAGATTGGAATTCCATGTTTTTGTTTTTCCATGTGAAGTGTAACGCCTTTTTATCTTTATCTACTTCATTTTTTACATCGACAGATATTTTACCACTTGCTCCAACCTCATGTCTTTCAATTTCAATAGTCGGTAATTGCTGTACTCCAACAATTCCTTTTTCAGGGTCTAATTTCAGGTATACGAAGTTATCACCATATTTACATGTGTTTCTTGTCCACATAGGTAAATTGGTGTTGATGTCTAAGGCGTTATTAAATAAGTCCGCCAAGACCCCTTTAATTCTTTTTGATTCAGAATAAATCTGAAGAATGAATCCATCCTCATTTGTTGTTGTAGATTCTTCTGCGTAGATGTCTAATGCTGCGGAAATCTCGGGAGTATATTCCATTGATTCATAATCATATTGGGCGGATAATCTTGTTGGTTCATAATAAATTGCTTGAGAATAAAGATTATTCTCAACTTTAGCCCATTGATTTGTAAGATAATATGTTTGTTGTGCTTGAAGTTTTTCTTTCTCATACTCCTCTTTACTTTTTGTGCGTAGGAGTTCCTTTTTATCAAACTTGAATGTCGGATAGTCTTGATTTAATAATGAGTTAGGTCCAAATGTTTGTGACAGTCTTTGCCAAACCGTCATATTTTGTTCTGCCATAATCTAAATTTACTCTTTACCTCAGTAATATAAATAGTTATCTAGCACCAAATAACCATCCATATTTTTGGTAATCTGCTTTAGATGCCCCATTATTATTCAAGTGAGGGTCTCGGCCCATTTGAGGCACCAATGGGTTAAAAAAATCTGAAGTATTTTTATTTTCATTCATCACAGTAGACCATGAATTCAACATGGCTTTTGTGTGATTAACAACTTTAGTTAATGATTGAAATGATTTTTCCGCAACATAAATTGCCATGGAAAGTCCCATAATACAATCATCATGTTGTCCTTTCTGGTGGTCAGGTCTTCCATGAATATATACAAAGGTATTCATCTCATTATAAGTTCTGTGGGAATATATTTTGAATCCGTGTCTAACTCCCTCTTCAAATGCTGCTATAATTTGAACTCTTTTTGTATTAAAGTTGATACCAGGAATTTTTTCATTGATTTTCGGGTCCCACTTCCATTTGTTAGAAGTATCGACTCCATCAACATACAATCCGGGTTGATATTGTAATTCTTGCATTTTCCTGGCAGTTGAAACTCCCATACCACCTGTGATATCGATTACACAGAATGCATTGTACATCGTCCCCCACTTATAGGCAATTTCGGCTAATACATCTGGTGGAACTTTACCAACATATTCTAATACTTGTTCCCTCTCATCAAAATCAATAATTTGAATTGATGAAAAGTCCTCAGAGTCACCACGAGAAACGTCAACTCCCATAACGTACTTATGACCATTTACAGGTTCCTTAAAAATCCAAAGAGCGTTACCCATAAGTTTGGCTTGTGGAGGTCTTAGTTGATTTTTGGAAATGTTTTGCATCAACTCTGAATCGAATACGTTATCACCCGATCCTAAAAAGTTACATTCAAGTTCTTGAGCAACTTTACGTCTATCGTACTTGAGTTTTTTTACCATTCCCTCAAACCATGCAGAGCAAGGTTTATACCCTTGTGATATGTAATCCGTTACAATGGTATGGTCTCTTTCATAAGGATTATGATTGGCTAAGTTAATTACGGAATCTATAGGATAATCTTCTCGATTCAAAAGATAATGAACCAAATCATTCGTTTTTACCATGTATAAATCTTTTGTATATCGAGGGTCTCGATACCAAAACATTTCAGAGATTTTGAAATCATTCATACCTCTTAATGCTTGGTCATAGATTTCATAATAGATTGGGTCGTAACCGTTTGGAGTTGAAACTACGATTACTTTACCACCAGTAGATAGTGAGGCCATACAGGCAGACCAGAAGTCTCCATCGGCCTCGATAAAGGCAGCTTCGTCAAAAATAAGAATTGTTGGTGTATAACCTCTAAGAGCATCTTTGGATGTCGCCACCGCTTTAACTTCACATCCATTATTTAATTTGAAATGTCTTTGGGAGTTTTTTTCTACAGAGAATCTTATATCAACCCAATCAGGCCATTGTTCAATAAATGCCCTTATTTTATTGGCCATTTCCACAGAGGTATCCAACTTGTTGGCGATGATTAGAACTTTTTCAGGTTTTTCCTTTCTTGCAAACGCAAGTTTTTTTGAAGCCCAAGCTGCGGTTACGGTTGTAACCCCCGCTTGTCTGTATTTTAATGCAATGTTTTCGTTGTAGCTTTCGTAATCTTCAAGTAGTGAAACTTGGTCAGGAAAAAGTTCTAATGGGACATACTTTGATACTGTATTATCGTATGTCTGTAAATAAGAACGAAGTGCATAAGAAGTACTCCTCATACACTTCGTATATTCTATAATTAATTGTTCTTTGTTCACAAAATTAAATCATATTCAGATTTTTTATGGTCTTGGAATTCCTAAATCTCTATAAAGGTCATCAAGTCCAAAATCATCATCGTCATCGCTACCTTGAGTACCTTCCTCACCTTTGAATTCATCATACTCTTTCTTGGATTGTTGTGCTTTTTTCATGATTTCTCTGAATTTTGCAGTTGCACGTTTCACCTTAGACTCGTCTTCAGATATCGCATTACCAATAATTTCTAAGAATTCCTTAGCCTCTGTTTTGTATAGAGTTGAATGAAACCATGGTGTAAGACCTTTGTTGTCCTCATCGAACATTTCATCAGGTAATGCAAATCTAATCTTTTCGATAATTTCAGGACCGATTCGAAGTTGCATTGGTTCATTTGATAATACATCAGTTACGTCTCTTACTTGTTGAGACATCTCAGGGTCTTCAGGTAATCCATGTCTACCAATAGATTCTTCAAGACCTTTAATAACCTCATGACATAAAATTGGGAATATTAGACCTTCAGCAACAATTTTGGTATCAGGTTTTTCCTCACCACCTTCTTCGTCCTCATCTTCGTCATTGTTTTCCAACTTAACTTTACCCGCAACACCACTTCCAGTTTGGGACATTTGTTCAATCATTTGTTCCATAGAAAAATAAAGGAAATCATTGATTGCCATTATTCCCAAATAAGCGGGATATAATCGAGGATCTATCTCGTCTAATCTTTCTTTAATCTCAGGTTTTTGGAAAATATAATGTCCTTTTTTCGCAGCGCCTTGAACCAAAGCGTTAATCATGTTTCTTTTGTGGATTTCCAACTCCCTAATTTCTTCATCGGTCAAATCCTCAACATCGAATGAAGGAATTTCAAGTGGTGGGGCATCTTGAGGTTTTTTTGGTTTCAACTTGAAGTCGGAAGTATTGATTGGTGCTCTGTTTAACTTCGCTTCGATTGTAAACCAATCATTTGGAACTTGTGCTTCTTCTAAACAAGCGTCTATTGCAAGTTGTTCTAATTCTTCTCGGTGTCTACCCTCAATACTCATAATCATGGGAACTTTACTCATCATTTCCTGATAAATCATTCCCTGTACTTGTTGAGAACTAATATCCTGTATTCCGGTAACTTGTTTCAATTTGTCAGCGACTTTACCAAATCTCGCACTTACCAACCTTTCAACATCCTTAGAACCTTTTTTCAATGCAGGATTTTTTGCATACAAACTTTCAGGACTTCCTAATTTTCGTTCTAGTCTTGGGTCCATTCTTTCTGGTCTGTCCCCGTAATCTATTTGTTCTTTAATCTTCGCCATTTTATTTATTTTAATAAATTTAAGATAACATCAATTACTTCTTGTTTAGCGTCCTCAGGAGATATTTTTCCAGCTTTTGGTGCAATTTCTTCACCAGGTCTTGGATTTTTTCCAGGGTGTGAAGGTCTTGTTGTTGGTTTGGTGCCAGGTTTGGTAATTGGCTTAGACGGAGCGGTTGTCGGTTCCGCAGCCTTTGGTGCAATTTCCTCCCCTGGTCTTGGATTTTTTCCCGGATGTGAAGGTCTTGTTCCAGGTTTTGTATCCGGCTTTGTAGTTGGTTTTGCAGGTGCGGTAAGTGGTGAATTGGCTTCTGAAAGATATTTCAATAAGTCACCCTTAGTAATTCTCGGTAGTATGTTTCTTTCCACTATTTTAGTAATTTCTGATTCTATAAACAAAGATACAGGATTTTTTCCTTCTTCCAATTGTTTTTTTACAGATTTTACACATCTTTCAAATTTTCTTGTCTTTTTAGGGCCAACCTGAGCGTGACATATTGCCCATGGGTTTGGTTGACCGGGCTTAAGGTCTGCTTCACTTTCAAACATACCCATACCATCAGTTTCATCTCCAAATCCATCATCTGATGAAGGTCCCACTTGTTTTGGGTCTTGAGTTTCAGTTTCTTTGTTTGGGTCGGTAGTTACTTCAACGTCATCAGTTTCTTTTACTTCACCATCTTTCTCATAAACCTCAAATGGTTTCTTTTCACTTTTTAGTTTTGTAATTGTTGGTGTATCTGTTTGTGAAACCATTGTCACTTCGGTAAAAAGTTTGGAATGTAGAGTATTAATTTGCGATTCTGTTAATTTTTCTACAGTATTTGCAGATAATCCTTTATCAATCAATTCGAGTGCTTTTTTATTAACTTTCATAAACTACTTTTTTTTCGAATTCTAGTATCAAATCTCTTTCGTAGAGTTTGTCTTTTATTTGTTGTTCGGACATTCCAAATCTAAAAACCATTCTTTTATGATTTCCATCTTCATCTGTTTCCCATGCTAATGCAACCACATCGTCAATTGCATCTTCCATAGAAAAAAAATCGGAGTTCTGAATCAATTCCAATTTTACATCAGTATTTCTCAGAACTCCTACTTTTTTAATATGATGTAATTCGGGAGGACTTGGATAACCGTTAGCCGGTCTACTTTCCCAAGAATCTCCCCAAACATCAAGACTATCAGAGAAAATGAATTCGTAAAGATTGTCTCCCTTATAATTGGGCCCTAAACCATTTACGTATATCAAATAACTCATACTAATAATCCTTCAGGTGATA